CCTCTTACCATTTCTGAGAAGATCCTCATTGCAATATAAGATTCTGAAAATGTTGCACCGTTTGTTATTAACTCAATACATTTTGAATAACCTTCAGCCATGTCAGTTGCAAACCCTTCTAATTTTGGATGAAGTGCTAAACTTCCAGAGAACTTAGGTATCATAGGAAGAAGGCCCTCATTTAAATATAATATTGATAAGAGTTCAAAATAACATTCTGAAATATTGCATTTTTTTATTGAGAAAAATATATTTCCAAATTTGAACATGACTTCATAAAGAGATATTATTTCTTCTATAACTTTAAAAAGATTTTCTTTTGATTCAGTGTACTTGGTTTTTGGTATCAACATATATCCTCCAGAATCATCAGAATGAGCATTCATCCTCATGAATATATCAAGATCATATTTTTTTAGTATGACCTGATTTATCTTTGAAATGTTGTAGGTCTGACCTTCAGCATGGAATAAAGAAGATAGATAGTTGAATATCCCCATCACAAAACTATAGTTCATGTTGAATTTAGATGTCTCCAACTCTTCATCATCGATTAAATAATCCTTATATTGAGTGTACCTCTCATTATTCTTAAAAGTTTTTGCAGCTTTTTTAGATATTATTATCTCCTTGCCAACATACTTGTTTACAACAAAAGCAAACAATTCTATAAACTCAGCAGGAAGTATTGAGCCCATTCCTAAGATAAAGTAAAAATACTTGTTAAAGTTTGTCTCAGGCCCCCATTTTCTGCAATCAAGTGTGAGATTGAACTTGTAATAATTATCTTTAGCGTCTTTCATGAATTTGTTATCATAAAATTGAGAATGTATAGTCCATAATCTTTTATTTGAAGGAATACTAATTATTTCATTTTCAGTTTTCATGCACAAATCCTTGAAAAAAAGTTCTAAGGGGTTTAGAAAGACCTTAGTCGTTAATGTCATGACATAGATTTCCCTCCCTCCTTTCCATTGTGTTTTATCAACAACGTGGAAATAAAATTTGGTAAAATCAGTTTCATTTATCTTTTTCACAAAACTGACATCGAAGTTTCTGATTATTTTGCTTTTCTTGAAAATGTCACTTATTGATGTCCTTAGTTTATCTAAAGCCTCTTTTACATTCATTTCTTTTAAATAATCAATCATTTCTTTTGCCACAACTTCATGACTTTTTCTTCCGAAGAAACTGTCCTCACCTTTGGAAATCATTTTGTCAGACCTAAGGCCTGAATCATTTTCTATAGAGTACCATCCCTTGTTGAAATTTTTGTAAAAATCATTGGCAACATTCGCAGACTTTCCTTCACTCATCAATCTGTCAGAGAAGTTTTTGCCCACTTCAAAACAATAATCAGGAGAGAAGTAAAAATCATTTTCAAATATTTTTTCTGGGTCATTCGTTGCAGTTCTATTAAGATATTCTGAAATGTCAAGTTTTTCATCATTAGAAATGGTCTTTGAATAATAATCATGTATTTTCATCATTCCAAAAAGATTTTTTGATTGTTCTATATGCTGTTTGTAAGGTGCTTTAGTCATCATATACGTAGAATAAATCAAAAATGTAAGATCAGTGGTCCCCTGGATCATCTTGCCTGTAAAAGGATTTAATACAACTTCATCTTCATTCTTGTCTTTATACTTTTTCCTTAGGGAAAGGGCAAAATCCTTGAATTTTTTGAAACTGTTGATTATGTGATATTGAATTAGATCAGATGGTTTTGCTGATATACCTTTCATTATCTCAACAATGCCACTATATTCACTTAATGAATTCACAATTGGATATCTGAGATCAGACAACATTGTCTCAGTTCCTCTTCTGTTATTGAAACAAAGGAGAAAATTGAACATCAAGTTGTCATCATCACAATGCCCGTTATTGTCATTTTTCACCCTTAACCTATAGATGAATAAATTATAGAACATTTTTTCTCTCATGCATATCATGTCAGCAAGAACTTTTTCATTTAGATTCATCCAAGGTGTCAATGCATAAAAAGTACCACCATCCTCCTCAAGAAGGTAATGAGTGCTAAGAAATAATTCCCTTTTTGAAAAGATGAATTCAGGTATCGGAAAAGAAATCCTAAACTGTCTAGAATCCCCAGTTTTGTTTACTGATTTGCCACCTCTAACAACTAAACAGGTATTGAATCTTCCTAAATTAGAACAGAAAAACATGTTTCCTTTTGATTTTATTTTACTGAAGTAACATAAAGTATATATAAAGTTGCTAATAAAGTCAGCCATGTTCACAACATTTGATCTTGACACAGAATCCAATATGTCCTCATTTTCTGATACCAAATTTCCTTTCAACATTTCCATCCCAGGAGTATCAGAACCAGTTTTCTTTATCCTTTCATGGAAATTAGTCATTTTTTTGCTCATGTTCTCCTCATTTAAATTAGATGAAAGAAATTTTAAACAAGACATTATAAGTTCAGATGATTCCTCCTCTTTTATGCAAGATGAAAAATTCCTGTCAGTTCCTTGGGTATCTTTCTTTATCCATTCATACTCTGATTTTATGTTTCTAAGCTCTTGACTTCCAAGCCTGACAAAGTCATCTTTTGACTTAACAAAATTTTTCTTCCCTTCTAGATTCAATTCTCTCAACTGATCATGAATCTCTTTTATTTCATTTGTAACACTTTTATTACTATTATCATTAGAACTGTCAAGCTTGATCAAATCATTGAACCTCATGAACTTAACATTAAGCTCATCACATTTTTGTTTCACTTTCTCTGCATATTTTTTGTTTAATTCTTTTATTTTTCTAGTTACCTCCGGATCAAAGCTCACCCTCGATTTTCCTTTCCCATTTAAAAATTTACTTATTACTAACTTAAATGTCTGGGTCCTTCTAAAAGGAAAATAAAGATCCTTAGAGTCAGTTGGAGGACAATCAAACAAATTTATAAAAGGTAATGTAAAAGATGATTTAGGAGTATGAGTCTCTGAGTGAGGGATGTTTTTTATATATTCATCCTGAGCCAACTGAAGGGATTCTTCATTAACTCTAAAGTTTGAAAGAAGCTTGCTTTTATTAAGATCTGCTGCCTTTATTGCATCCTCAACGTTCCAACTGTCAACAAGCTCTACCATAAGCTTCTTATTTGATCTTGGCACAATGTCTGACTCTGAGAAAGGTGCTAGCACAGAGTGATCATGTTTTTCATTTTTTATGCTTACTTCAACTGCCTTGACATTTCTAAAAAAATGAAAAGGACCTGTTCTCATGTGATCAACTTTGTCACCATTTATAATCCATTCAATGCTTGCTTTTATTTCAATCAATCGGTTTGAATTGCACTTGTCTATTATGTCAATGCAAGGCACACCATCCTTGCTAGGAATGATTGAAACATTTCCTTTGGTTATTTTTATTTTCATCCTCTTATTAATGTTTCTGGGATTGTAACAAGACTCAATTATTTTTTCCCTCATTGATATAATACTAGTAAAAACATGAAGATTCATCTTTTCTATTTGAGGTTTGTGAACAACATTAACTGTCTTTATTTTTTTCATAAAAATTTCATTTGTTTCTTTTGCAACCCTTTTTATGTCCTCATTCCATTTAATCTCTTGACCAAAGACAATGTATCCATATTTTTCAAAACCTCTGTTTTTCAAAATTAAGTCCTTGCATACCTTTTGAATTGTTTTGCATTCTCTGAAGTTAAAAGAAATTCCAAAATTCTCGATTTTTTCCAAAACCTCTTCATGATTGTCCTTTCGTTCTTTTACATCAAGAAAGTTAACAATGTAACAAACGTCAAACCCCATTATCTCTATTTTGTTTATTTCATCTTTATACTTAGAATTGCTTTTGTCATAACCCTTCTGCATGTCAGTCTTTGCCTCATCACTGGTCACACTAGTTTCAATTATCAATACTTTGTCACCACTGACAAAAATAGTGTCAGGTGTTCTAATGCTACTAATGAAGTCAAATTGATCACAGAACCTTTTTTCAATTGCAAACTCAACTAACCTATATTTAGAAAGGCAGCATTGTGTCCAAAGATTATAAATATCATGTCTAAAATGAAATAAATTTGAAACAGACTTTTCAAAATAACTGTCAAAATTGTAATCTGTCTCCTTTGTATGATAATCAATCCCAAACTTAAGAATACAATTAACATACTCTTTGTACATTGACTCAAGGCATCCCATGTTGAACAAATTAAAATTTTTACCAACACAAAAATCAAATATTCCTGGTAAATTCAAAATTGAAGGTTCGTCATTTACAAAACAAGTGACACATGATTCTTCAATTTCATCATGTTCTTCAACTTCAAAGACCCTTTTCACATTTTCAAATTTGGAAACGTCCACATCTGAATTTGACTCACTTTCTTCAATATCTGATTTTTCATTTAAGGAAAGAAATTCAGATTTTTTTACTAGATAATCTTGCTCATTTTTGCATTCTGAAACAAACTCAAGGAATCCATCAGGGTCTTCAAGGGAGTATATGAAATCATCATCTATCAATTCAGGGTCAAAGTCAAAAATATAATCCTCAACAAACAATTCCTCCTCATTTGTTTTATTTAAACTTACAATTGATTCAGAGTTTTCATAAGGGTTATTCTCATAATCAAACCACTCAAAAGGTGGTGGTACAACCCATTCAATCATTAATGTACTTTTTCTAATGTCATTGATTGCTATCTGCTTTGCCCTAACTTGGATAAAATGAAAATAAAGCTCTTTTTGCTTATCTGTCATTATTTCAAATCCTTTTTCTATTATCTTTCTATCATAGATATTTTCAATCATGTATTCTATCAAAGATTGAGTGCTTAAATCTTTCAAACTAAACACTTCTGTTTCTGCCCAGTCAAATCCCTGAGGATTCTCCAACATAGCATCACTGACGTTATTCCTATTTTCTAAGGAGAAAGGAAAACTCTTGCTAGGATTGACAAATCCAGAGGGGCCAGGTTCATAATTGACTTCTTCATTTGAAGAAACAAAAGACTTATAATCTAAGGGATCAACGTCAGGTGGACAATAAAGATCAAAATTGTCATTTTCCCAACAAATTAATTTGTCACTTGGCCTCAAAACAAAAGAAATTGAGTAGCAATCTTCAGTACTGGGTTTTAAGGTAGTTAACAACAAAGACCAAAGTATTGACTGTAAGTCCCTATCATTATCTTCTCTCTTTTTTTCTGAGAACCCTGGACAGCTTCTCAACATGGGAGGAGGAGGAGGTACCTCTCCCACAGGAAAATTTGATTTTGATGATGAAGAATTTGACTCTTCAGAAGAGGATGTATTTGATCTTGACTTAGGTTTCACTGGAATATATTCACCTGGGAGAACAAATTTTATATTTGCAAGGCTAGCTGCCTTCCTTCTTATTGAAGGCTTTATATTCCTCTTCAAGGCAACAATCTTTTCAACAGGATTTTCTTCTTTATCAAAGTCCTTATTCAAAGAACCTGAAGTCAATTCTTTCACTTCAGACATGAAGAATTCCCTTTCCTTGACTCTTTGAATGTCAGACTCACTCTTCCCAGTTAGAAAATTTGTTATAGAAATCTTTGCTTCATTATTATCTTTCTTATAAGTTTCCTCCAATATCTGTTTGCTGGTTTCCATTCTTTTCCTAGAAATTCTAAGACCAATAATCTCATCTTCTATCCTCATTGACAAGGATTTAGCTTTCCTAAGCATTCTTTCTTTTTTAATTTGAGTTGACTCTATCAACTTAAGAGAATTCAGATTCTCCATTAGACTGTTTATTTTGTTAACTGCATTCCAATATTTCTCCCCTTGAAAATAAAAATTGCATTCTCTATCAGGAAGGAACACACAAAACTGTGTTGTTGACATGAACAACCCTTTGTTAGATTTAAAATTCATTTTCTTCACACCTTTAGCCAAGTTTGATGACTGAAACTTATTCTCAACATCATTCAAAGCACATTTTGAAACTATGTAC